GAACAGAGCGTGCATCGTGGCAATCAGTTGATGAATGAAGCTTTGCAGATTCAGGATACTTCCCTTCGCAGTCGGGTGGTGAATGTGATCACCTACTACATGCAAGATTTGAGGAAGAAATACGAGACAGTTCTGTCCTCAGGTGTCAACCGCGGAGGCCCGAAGATTGAACCCATCATGGTGTACCTTTATGGTAAAACCGGCGTAGGAAAATCAAGCTTGGCCACGTTCTTGGCCCTGGATTTGCTGAACAAGCCGCTGGGTGGAATTCCGAAACGTGAAGGAAAATTTGATCATCGGTCACAAATTTACCACCGACAACCCGCTCAAGAATTCTGGGATAATTATCACGGTCAACCCGTGGTCATCTGCGACGACGCATTTCAACAAAAAGATTCGTTGTCGTTGCCAAATCCAGAGCTGATGGAAGTGATCAAGATGGGCAACACCAACTGCTTTCCTTTGCACATGGCGTCCCTTCTTGAGAAGGCGAAGACCTTTTTCACCTCAAAAGTGGTTATCTACACTACCAACCAAGAGAGAGTGGGAGTGGAGAGCCTTGTGAGTGGAGATGCAGTTCGACGACGATTTCACATCAATGCAGAAGTGGTCATCGCTCCCGAATTTCAAAAGAGAGTCAACGGCAATTCTTACCTTGATTCGGAGAAGGTGAGGGCAGCTTGTGGAGCCTCCTCAACAGACCCCTACCGATTTTGGATCAAGGGAATGGACGGCCACATCGATTGGAGTCAGCACAAGAAAGTTGGAAAGGAGCACATTCCATGGACTTACGAAGAATTTAAGAATCGCGCTCAATCAATTCTTTCCGACCAACTTGAAAGCTCAGTTGAGCGTTTGCGCGCTTTCGATGACTACGCTGCCAAATTGGAAGCTCAAGCGTTGACGGGCGACGAAACAGAAATGATTGAAAGTCTTCGGCAGAGCTGGGACAGGAAGAGGCTCTAACAGATGGATGTTCTTGGGATGCTCATCGATACCGTCTACGGAGAGGACGGATGGAAGATCATCGAGGATGCTTTGGAAGAAGAAGATGAGAACACTCTTCTAAACATGTTGGACAACGTTGTCATGGAACGAGAGGCTACAACATTTGCGCGAGAGCTGAGGGCCGCGGGCTTCAACATCTACGCCACAGATATGTACAAGTGCCTGACTTGGTACTTTGTGGAACAGGCCAAGGATGAGAATTGGAAAGAAGTCATGATGCGCCGGTTGCATTTCGAAGAGTTGCGAGATCTTGCGTCCTCGTGGAAAAAGAGCGCAACTGAGTGGATCAAAAACAACCCGATGATGTCGGCGGCCATTGCGTTGCTTCCTCTCCTCGGGATGATGCTGATGTATATGGC